CTGACCACGGCGCAAGGCGCGACCGCGGCGCTCTATCGTTCGATCTGGGAATCGGCCGGCATGACGATGCGCGTCACCGGCAGCTATGCGCAAGGCACGGGCGGCGGCGAAGGCGCCTCCCCGATGGCGCAGACCGAGGCGGCGGCGATCGCGCGCTCGGAACTGCGCGTGCTGCGCGCCTCGATCGAGGATTGGCGGCTGCTCGAGCGCGTCGTCATCGATGATGAAACCGTGACCGCCATGGGCTTCATCGCCTACCGGAGAGCGGGGCGGCGGCCCAGCCCTCGCACCGCGACCCGCACCGGCATGCGCATCCTGAAGCGATGCCTCAACAAGGCGGCCGGACACTTCCATGGGCTGAAGCGCCGGCGCCGGCGTTACGCGAAGAGCGCGCGCGACCCGCGCGATGACTTCAGGAGGTCGGCGGCGGCCGGGCCCGACGAGGCCGCGGTGCAGGAACTGATCCGAAAAAACCGCGAGCGCAAAGCCAAGCGCGCCGAGGCCAAGGCTGCGCGGAAAGGTGAGCGGTGAGCGTCTCGAACAAAAAAAACAACGGCACGATCGAATTTGCGGCCTTTGACGAAAGCGATCTTGTCGCAGTTGGACAAGCCCCGCCGCCAGAATTTCCGCCTTTGACCGTAGGCAGTCGATGCCGGTTCTGGCCCGACTGCGAACCCGGAAGCGACAAAACCTACGAGTTCGTCGTCATCGGGGAGAGGGGTGACGACGTCCTTCTTGAATACGACGGCCCAGACGGGCTGGAACACTTCGATATGCCGCGGATCTGCGTCCGCCGGGTTCCTCAATGAGCGGCGAAGACGACCATGTCATCCTGGATCTGGCGCGCAAGCATCGCCGACCCGCGGAGATCTACGAGGAGCTCGAACGCAAGGTGCCGATCGGCCGCATCTATCGCGTCCTCGAGGAGGCGCGCCGCAACGGGCTGACCATCCCTAATTTTCGCGAGGACATGGCCGAAGGGCTGTTGAGCCGGCAGGTCCGCGACGCGCTGATGCCGCACGCCGCGGTGCGGCACATCACCGTGACGCTGCTGGTGCGGCGCATCCTGGCGAAGGTGGCCGAGGACAATCTTGTCGATGCAGTACTGGACGATAGGGGGCCATGATGACTGTCGCTTGCGGAATAGCGTGCTTGATTCCTTGTCACTCACAGGGCAGCAATGGCGCATCGTCGATTCGCGCGCCCGGCAGCGGGGCGGTGAGCCGGCGGAGTGATATCCCCTCAGACCCGCGACCAGGTGGAGCGGCGCCGACCAATGGCTTCGGCGCCGCTTCTCTGTCAGCGCATGGGGGGATGTGATGGCCAAGAAACCCAAGCCCGAAAAGCCCGGCTCATCGGTGCGCCAGGACATTGCGATCAGCCAATGGCCGATCGACAAGATCAAGCCCGACGCGGGCAACGCACGCACCCACAGCCCTGAGCAGGTGACCCAGATCGCGGCTTCGATCCGCGAATTCGGGTTCACCAATCCGCTTCTGGTTCGCGGCGATGGCCGGTTGATCGCCGGCCACGGCCGATTGTTGGCGGCGCGCCGGCTGGGCATGACGACGGTTCCGGCGATCGCGCTGGACCACTTAAGCGATGCGCAGGCCAAGGCTCTCCTCCTCGCCGATAACAAGTTGGCTGAGAACGCGGGCTGGGACGAAGAGCTGCTCGCCGCCGCGCTCAAGGGCCTGCAGGCCGAGGGCTACGATCTCTCGCTGACCGGTTTCGACGACGACGAGATCAACGCTCTGATCCTCGACGCGACCAAGGGCGAGACCGATCCGGATGATGTACCCGAGATGTGGGCGCATCCGGTTTCGCGCACCGGAGATCTCTGGATACTCGGTCAGCACCGCTTGCTATGCGGCGACTCGACCTCAGCCGAGGACGTGAAGCGGCTTTTGGGCGGCGTCGAGCCGAACCTGATGGTCACCGATCAGCCCTATGGCGTCGAGTATGATCCGACCTGGCGCGACAACGCCGGCGGAAAGTTCGGCGACGGCAAGACCAAGATGCGCGGTAAGGTCCAGAATGACGATCGCGCTGACTGGTCGGAGGCCTGGAAGCTCTTTCCCGGAGACGTTGCCTATGTGTGGCACGCTTCGCTGTTTTCACCAGAGGTTATCACCTCACTTGAGAGCAGTGGCTTCTTGCGGCGTTCCAACATCATTTGGAACAAGCAGCACTTCACGCTGAGCCGCGGTCACTACCATTGGCAGCATGAGCCTTGCTGGTACGTCGTGCGTAAGTCTGCAACGGGCAATTGGCAGGGCGATCGCAAGCAGACGACGGTGTGGGACATAGCCAACCTCAACCCTGCTGGTGGCAGTAACGATGATGGCAAGACATCACACGGCACGCAAAAGCCAGTCGAGTGCATGCGTAGGCCGATGCTCAACAACAGCGCGCCGGGCCAGGCCGTCTACGATCCGTTCATGGGCTCAGGCACAACGCTGATTGCGGCCGAACAGGAGCGCAGGGTTTGCTTCGGCATGGACATCGATCCGCTCTATGTCGACCTGGCGGTGCGGCGCTGGCAGGACTTCACCGGCAAGGAGGCCAGGCTGGACGGCGATAAGCGCAGCTTTGGTGAGATCGTATCCGATCGGGCTGTCACCCAGGACGGCGGGCCGAGCCAGAAGGTCAAGATCATCAAGACGTCGAAAGCCAGGGGCAAGAGCAAGGCGGCTTGACGCGGGCATGGTGCACTGCCGTTGCGCATATGGGCCTATGGGTTTCGCAGGTGCGTTGTCGCAGCGCACCAATAGAGGGGTGTTCTCCCCCTAGGAATGAATAGCCCCGCCCTTAGGGACCGTACCCCGGCCGGCCTATATGCGGGGCGGCGGATAGCGCGATATATCTTACAATTTATCCTAGCATAGGGGCACCCGGCAGTTTCGCCGCTCCTGGCTGAAAACGATCCTAGTTCAAGAGGTTAGGTGAATGGCCAAGGAGGCCGGCCAGGGCTCCGGCTCGGCTGTCTCGGCGGATCGGCTTGCCAAGGTTTTCGATTGCCACGAGCGCCGCATCTTCGAGCTGGCGAATAAGGGCATCGTGGTCAGGGCCAAGGAGCGCGGGCGCTTCGAGCTGATCCCGTCGATCCAGGGATATATCAAACACCTGGAGAAGGTGGCCGGCGGCCGTGAGGGCGACAACACCCTCAGCGAAGTCCGCACCAAGCTCGAGCTCGAGAAGACCGAGAACTTCCGGCTCAAGAACGCGCAGCTGCGATCGGAGCTGATCTCGCGGGAGGAAATGACCGAGGGCTGGATGCGCATCGTCAAGGCGGTGCGCGGCGCAATCCTCACCGCCCCGACCAAAATCAGGCAGCGCCTGCCCCACCTCACCGCGCACGACGGCGAGGTCGTTGCGAAGGTGTTGCGCCAGGCGCTCGAGGACGTTGCCAACGCCGAGACGAAGGCGCCTCGCCGCAAGGCCAAACCGAAGAAGGCCAAGAAGTGAGTCAGATCCGTGCGATCGACAGGGCGGTGGCCGAGTGCCTGGCCGCGTTCCGGCCGCCGCCCTATCTCAAGTTCTCGGACTGGACGACCCGCTACGTCAGGCTGCCGTCGCGATCGAGCGCCGAGCCAGGGCGGTTCGAACCTTGGAAGTATCAGGCCGGCATTCTCGACGCGATCGGAGATCCGCTTGTCGAGCGCATCACGGTGATGAAGGGGGTCCGCGGCGGCTACACAAAGAGCCTCGCCGCTGCTGTCTGTGCCTATTCGGCCAACGCGCCCTGCTCGATCATCCTGCTGGTGCCGACCGACGACGACGCCCGGCGGTTCGCGGTGGATGAGATCGACCCGATGTTCGCGGAGTCGCCAACGCTGGCCGGGCTCATCCCGCGCGGCCGGCTCGACGGTCGCAACACTCTGGTAATGAAAACAGTCCTAGGGGGCGGGTCGATCAAGATACTCGCCGCCCGCGCGCCGCGAAACCTGCGCGCCCATGACGCCAAGGTCCTCTTCATCGATGAGGCCGACGGCATGGAGGTCATCAAGAACGAAGGCGATCCGATCGAGCTCGCCGAGAACCGGACCATCGCCCACGCCGATCGCAAGATCGTCCTAGGATCGACGCCGACGCTGGAAGGGTTCAGCGTCGTCGACAAGAAATACCGGGAATCCGACCAGCGCATCTTCGAGCTGCCCTGCCCTCACTGCGGCACGTTCTTTGAGCTGCTCTGGGAACATATCGTCTGGCCGGACGGCGAGCCGGCCAAGGCGCGCGCCCACTGCCCGCATTGCGACAAGGACATCGAGGAACGCTTCAAGGCCTCGATGATCGCCAAGGGCGAGTGGCGCGCGACGGCGCCCGAGGTCAAGGGCCACGCCGGCTTCCGGTTCAACGGCCTGATCTCGATGTTTGCGAACAACGCCTGGGGCAAGCTGGCCGAGCGCTTCATCCGCGCCAAGCGCAACGGGCCGGCCGACCTGCAGGTGTTCGTCAACACGGTGCTGGCGCAGGTCTGGCGATCGTCGATCGACGCGGTCGACGAGAACCATCTGATGGCACGGGCCGAGGACTTCGAGCTCCGCCTCAACGACGACAAGTCGCGCTGGATCGAGAAGATCCCGGCCGAGGTCCTTTACATCACCGCCGGCGTCGACGTTCAGCTCGACCGCCTCGAGGTGACGTTCCTCGGCTGGTCGCGGAGCAACGAGCTCTATGCGCTCGGCCACCACATCGTCTGGGGCGAGACCAACGCGACCTTGACCTGGGACGATCTCGACGCGGTGCTGCGCACCCAGTGGGCGCATCCGTTGGGCGGCAAGATCGGAATCGAGGCGACGGCGATCGACGCCGGCGACGGCAACCGGACGCAGTACGTCTACGATTTCTGCTCGTCGCGGTTCGGCCGCCGCATCGTGGCGATCAAGGGGGTCGGCGGCCCAAAGCCGGTGCTCGACGCGGCGCAATCGCGTCGCCACGGCATCCGCTTCTGGAACATCGGCGTCGACCAGGTGAAGGCCGACCTGATGGGCAGGCTCGCCATGGCCGAGCGCGGTCCGGGCTGGATTCATTTCTCGGCGGCGCTCGAGGAGGAATGGTTCCTGCAGCTCACCGCGGAGCGGCGCGGCGAGTT